GCTGCCTCCGTGGCGGCAGGAGGTTTAGATGGCACGACAGGCACAAGTGATATTGTCCTTTGACGGCGTGGACATTTCAAGCGACGTCCAAAGAGACCTGATCAGCATGGCCTACACGGATAATGAAGAGGATGAAGCGGACGATCTCCAAATCGTCCTGCATGACCGAACGGGACGATGGCTGAAGGCCTGGCTGGATGATGTGCTCATCGCCCAGCTCAACGCGCAATCCGCGTCCACCAAAGGCCTGGCCATTCATGCGGGCATTCTGTGTACGGACTGGACAAAACCGGGCGATATACAAAAGCTGGACTGCGGCGCATTTGAACTGGACGACATCAGCACACAGGGCCCGCCGGCTATCGTAACCATCAAGGGTACCTCTCTCCCATACAAGAACGGTATCCGTTCCACGCTAAAAAGCAAGAGCTGGGAAAGCTATCGCTTGTCCGGAATCGGACAGGAGATCGCCCGGAACGGGGGCATGGGCTATATCTTTGACAGCGGATATGACCCGGTGCTGGACCGCAGGGAACAAAACGACCAAACAGACATTGCATTCCTAAAAAAGCTGTGTCATAACGCAGGGTGCTCTTTGAAGCTGTCACATGGCCGCATCATTATATACGACCAATCAAAGTATGAACTGGCCCAGAGCGTGGCCACCATTCACATGCACGATGGAGGCTATTCGAGCTACAGGCTGCGCTCGTCGGAATCGGACGTGGCTTATACGACATGCATCGTGCGGTATATGGGCAGCGGCGGGATGATTCAGGGGCAGGCCTACACGGCGGAGTACAAGACTGAGAGCGAGAACAACAAGGCGCTGGTCGTAACCGGGCATCGTGTGGGCAGCGTTAATGAAGCCAATATCCTGGCTGAAAAACTCCTGCGGCTGAAAAACAAGTTTGAGAAGACCGCGACTTTTTCAATGGCGGGAAATCCTTCCATTGTAGCCGGGGAAGTAATGGCTTTGGAGGACTTTGGCGCGTTTAATGGGCGATACAGTGTTAAGAAGACGCGGCACCAGGTAACCGCCAGAGGGTACAAGACCGACGTGGATTTACGCAATGTGATCTAAGGAGGATGTATGCAGGAAGCGGACTATCGGAACCTGGCCCGGGTGGGCGTTGTGTCCGCTGTGGACAAAGCCAAATTGAGAGCGCGGGTGTACTATCCGTACCTGGATAACCTTGTGTCAGGCTGGCTATCCGTACTGCAGACACCGCGCGACGTGTTGATAGACGCTGATGGCTCTCATGCGCACGACGCCGCCACAAGCGTGGATGCAGTAGGAGGGCATGTGCACGAAAGTGCGGAGCCTATGGAGAGTGCGGGTAGCCACGGGCATGACGCGAACACGAATATTGGAGAGGCCGGGGAGCATGCGCACACGGCGCGCTGCGAATACTGGATGCCGCAGGTCAATGATCAAGTCGTGGTGCTGCACCTGCCTGGGTTCAATACCGACGGCTATATTTTGGGGGTGATCATGTGAGGATCGGGGCATTGGGGAACATCCCCTTTTATGTGAGCGATGGAAATATGCAGACCGTGACGGATGTCCAGTGGCGCAGCGGAGCGCGGTTTGCGGAGCATGAACGCCACGGGCAAAAGGACCTGCTGGAAAAAGTGGGCGCGGAAGCGGACGAAATCTCATTCAGTATGCAGCTGTCTGCGTTCCTGGGCGTGAACCCGATTACGATAATGGACCAATTGACCAGCATGATGAGCAAGGGTGAACCGCATCGTCTGGTACTGGGCACAAAGACGGTGGGAAAAATGTGGGTTATTACTGACTTGGACCGAACCCTGGAACGCTTTTACAAGGACGGGGATCTGCTGGAAGCGACAGTGGACGTGAAAATGAAGGAGTATGAGGAACTGGCGCAAATGCCTATCATTACTAACCGCATAAGCTTTGTGGATAGGATGGTGTCAATGCCGCGTGTGATCCCGTCGCCCCTTCCCGCCGTCAAGAAGCCCATTGTGCAGCCCACGGCGAAGAAAGTTACCGTGAGCGCCCAGCCGGTGAGCAAGCCGGCCGCAAAACCCGCGTCAAAACCGGCAGCGAGCAAGGGCTTTGCTATTGTTAAGGCCGATTTTGTGAAAAAGGATATTGCTCAGAACAGGGCCTACAGCGCCACCGTGGTACGCAGCAGTGTTGTTGTGACCGGGTCCGCCAATCGCCCACTGCCCGTCAAAACGCGAATGACTAAGTAAGGAGGCTTTATGCGTTACAGAATTGTGACAGCGAATCCGCAAGCGTTGAGCTTGAGTTACGAATCGCGGCTGGATGAATTGGTAGGCAACTGTCGCATTCTGCTTAGTTGCGCTCAGGGCTCTGTGCCCGGATATCGTCATTTCGGGATGGACATGGGCTATCTAGGGCTGCCGACAAGCGCGGCAAAATCAGCCTTCGCGGGAGCAATTGCGGACGCGTTTGAAAAGTTCATTCCTGATTTTACTGTGCGGCAGGTAACGTTTGAAGATGATGCAGCCACGCCCGACCAACTGAAGCCGATTATTGAGGTGAGTTATAATGAGTAGAGACAATATCGATCATCAGTTTGTCGATACGGACCCGGAGATCATCGAAGCATCGCTGATCTTGTTGTACCAGGAAATGACCGGCATGAGCGTGAACCCGGCCAGCCCCGAACGGTTATTTATCGCATGGCTGACGGACGCTTGCGTACAAATATTGGCGCTGGTGAATCATGCAGCCAATCAGAACCTGCTGAGCCGTGCCGTGGATGAGAACTTGGACGCGCTGGGAGAAATGCTGTATCCCGGCATTACCCGGCCGCAGGCACAGCCCGCAGTCACGACCATGGAATTTACCATTTCCGACGTACAGGCGTCGTCGCTGCTCATCCCCAAGGGCACGCGCGTGGCCGTTGAGAACAGCGCGCTCGTGTTTGAGACGACAGAGGATGTCTATGTAACTATCGGAAATCTGAGTGTGGACGCACCGGCCGTGTGCCAGACTGCGGGAATCGTGGGAAACGGCTATACGGCCGGGCAGATCGCGGAAGCAGTGGATGTATTCCCCTATTTCCTCAGCTGCCGCAACATAACCATGTCCGACGGCGGCGCGGACATTGCCACGGACGATGAATACTATGACCTGATGGTGTCAAGTCGGGACGCCTTCACCACGGCCGGCGCTATCGGCTCTTACAAGTATTGGGTGGCTTCCGCGTCGATAGAGATTGCGGACGTTGTGGTTAATTCGCCTGCGCCCGGGGAAGTGGGCATATATGTATTGATGGATGACGGAACCATGGCTAGCGCGGAAGTCAAGGATCTTGTGGCGGCTGCGTGCAATGCGGACAGCGTGCGGCCCCTGACAGATCTGGTGACAGTGAGGGACCCGGACGTTGTGCCGTATGATATTACTATGACCTACTATATTGACAGCGCGGCATCACAAAGCGGCGTAGAGATCGCGTCGGGCGTCGACGCGGCGGTGGCGGCGTACCAGGTTTGGCAAGCTACGAAGCTGGGCCGGGACATCAATCCGTCGAAGCTCGTAAGCATGTTGATGGGTGTGCCGGGCGTCAAGCGCGTGGTGGTAAGCGACCCTGGGTATGCAGTGCTGTCCGACGGAACGGGTAATGCGACCCCCGAACTGGCGCAGGCCGGGACGGTCACCGTGACCAACGGAGGCTATGAGAATGAATAAGTACGGCCTTACGCGCGATAATCTGCTGCAGGCCATTCCGGACGTTCTCAAAAATGACAAGGGCATGCTGGCGCTGGCGACGCTGCTGGCTGACCGTGCGGCGGGACTGGCCGCAGCGCCGGACAAGACAAAGATATACGCGGCTATCGCGTCGCAGAACGAGGGCATTCTTGACACACTGGCCAAGGATTTCAAGATTGATTGGTATGATTACAACTATGCTTTGGCGACCAAGAGGGCGCTCGTTCGTAACAGCTTTTTCATCCACAATCACTTGGGAACGAAGGGCTCCGTGGTTCAGGCGCTTGCAGATATCTATCCCAACAGTACGCTGATAGAGTGGTTTGAGTATGGCGGGGACGCCTATCATTTCCGCGTCGTCCTGGACGTGACAAGCACGTCCGAGCCGGCAGACATTGGCTTGATCAAGAAGAAGGTCACCTATCACAAGTCACTGCGTTCTCATTTGGACGAAGACAATATTATTGTGCGCATCAGCTGCGGGATTACGCTGCATGCGAGCGTGAGCGGTATTGGGTACAGCGTCCCAAAGGCAGGGACCATCCCGGCCGTATCAACGCGGGGCGGCATAGATGACAGCCTGTTGTCTGCCACGGCACTGGCCGCGGGCAGCCTATACCACGTGCCCAAGTGCGGCACTGCTCTCAACGCTTTGATGTAAAGGAGGAACCCCATGCTAACAGAAGCTGCGTTTACAGACCTGCGCGAGTTCATTAGGCGCCAGATCGCCTATGCCGAATATCGCATCGGCACGACCTACTACCGGGCGGACATCTCGGAAACGGAGATCACCGCGGGGGGCATCGTGCGCATCAAGATCCCCATCACGCAGCCAACGCCCGTCACCATCAACCAGGTACGGCTGATCAGCGTATACAGCCAGGTCTGGGCGAGCAAGGATATCAGCGTAACGACCAACACACTGCAGACGCATTATCTGCAGTGGTTTGACTTCAATATCACGGAGGTGTCGGCATAATGTATTTGAGAACAGTCTGGAAAGACCATGTGGTGCAGTTCCCTGGCCGCTTTACGGAAACCGACAACGGCGACGGGACCATCGAGCACGTGGCGTCACCGGGGACAACATTACAGGATGGCACGAACCAGGATGCCGAGCACTTCAACAACGTGGAAGAGGGGATCGTGTGCTTGGCTACTGCATTTGATCTGTACTACGCTACCTCTCAGGCGCTGATGCGTGACCTGGACACCCGGCTGGCTTTGGCTGAGGCTGAGCTGGCGACAATACCGTGATTGGAGGATTAAATGATGAGCGAGATCAATGAG